CCAACTTGTTTATATCCATCCCAGCAAGCTTCGTTTACTATACTTTCACCAAACATGCCTACAAAATCACCTTGATATTTATTACCAGGTCTACCCGACATTGCGGTTGCGAAATCTTTTCTAACCTTTTCTTTTCCTTTAGCTAAAAAATTAAAAAGGTTTTGTGCATTCAAATTAAAATCATCTATAAACTTTTGTACTATACTATCACGTGTACCCGTCAATTTAGCAATTTCTTTTGCTTCTCTACCAGTTGCTTCACTTACTACGTTTTCACTGCAAGTTTTCCAACTACCACCTTTTGATTTATAATTTTTTGCTGCCCATCCGTTTGCATATGCCGATGGATACACATCAAATTTAGATTTTGCTGCTGCTTTAGATGCTGACCATTTTCCTGGATCAGTTGGACAATTCTTTTCTAAAAATAAATTTAGCCTTTCTTCTATATTCATATTTTCATTTTTCTTAGTTGAAACATATATTGGAGTCTTACCCTGGCCACTACTATCTTTACCACCCCTACCTGCATCATTTTGTGCAGCTCTTTTTCTACGAGTTGCAGATTCTTTTTCTTTTTTACTCATTCCGGCTGCTTTTGCTGCAGGAACACATTTTGCATAACCTCTTTTTTCTCCCGAAGTTCCACATGGTGGGTGTTTGCCATCAACTTTTTTGCCGATGTTTACCCACTTTTCTTTAAACCAATTATCTAAATCTTCGTTCAATATATTTTTTAATTGTATCATATCACCCTATAAATATATAATTATCCTAATAACCAATGTAAATTTTCTACTCCCTTTTTACCCATGTCCATTTCATACGGATTTTGTTTAAGATGTCCTGTTGAAACAAAGCCAGTATATTGGCTTACCTGTGTTGAGTTTAACATTGTTTTTGTTAAATCAATTCCTTCTTGTTTCAAACGAAGTGCTGTATTTCTTACCCAAAGTCCAATTGCCAATGCCATTGTTAAGTCATCATTATATCCCTTCATTGCTTCGGCTCTGCCACCACTCCAAATAAATGTAAATAATTCATCTATAAGTCTTTGAGAACGAATTAAAATATCTTTACCATTTATGTATGTGTCTAATGTAGAAATTATAAGTGGCCTTGTTTTTATCGTTGTTCCAAATCCTGCAACCAATTTCTTTTCGTCTCTATAAAACTTATTAGACATTTGTTTTTCAACATCAATATATTTTAGGTCATTACTCATATAGAATAAATTACCATATCCTCTATCAATCACCTGTTGGATAGTTGCCCATCCTACATTTGAGTTTTCTATAATTAATAGTGCATTATTCCATTCTGTGGATACTGCTACTAAAAAGTTTCCAAAATCTTTCGTTTCAATTTTACCTCTATATTCTGCAACTTGTGAACTATCTTCAATATCAATTATTTGGAATGTAGAATAATCCGAACCATCACCTCTAGCGACATCGGCAACTACCATATATGCTCTATTGTAATTAGGATGTTCCCATTTCCAATAGTTTCCGTCAAACCCACTTTTTTCAATCGGGTCCATTACATATGTATCTTTATACCAAGTCAGTAATGCTGGGTCAATTACGGTATCACCTGAACCAACAAAGTCACAGTCGCATTCCTGTGCAGCACCTTTTACTCCTAATATACGAGTTTGCTCATCTCTCCATGATTGATTTCTTTCAGGATGAACAGTCCAATGTAAATTTATATTATTAAATCCGTTTGCACCACTCTCACCATCAACCCACATTTTATGAAACCAGTTACCAACACCATTCGGAGTAGATAATACAATTGCAGAACCACCCGTTGATAATGTAGATTGTGCAGATAACCAAATCTCATCAATATCTCTAATGAATGCAGCTTCATCCACAACTAACAATGATAAGGCTTCCGAACGACCTGCGTCTGGAGAACTTGCGATTGCTTTTACTTGTGAACCATTTTTTAATTTAAGGGAAAGTTTATTATCTTCTACTGAGCTATTACCACCATCTCTTAACCATACAGGAAGTAAGTCGTGCATAACTCTTACCTTCTCTACCAGATTCTTTGCCACAGTCACTTTCGTTGCGATTACCAATGCATTGAAGTCTTGGTTGAATAACATCTTCCATAAAATAAACCCTGCAGATAATGTCGATAGACCCAACTGGCGAGATTTTAAAATAATGTTAAAACGATTATCTTTAAAGTCTGTTAAACACTCCTCTTGGAAAGGATAAAGGTGAAAGGGTATTTTTCCTCTCACCGGATGCTGAATGACACAATACTTCTTCATAAAGTAAATGGGGTCTAATGCACATTTACGATATTCTTCAGCTATTATTTCTTTTAATGACTTCTTAGGTTGCCCTTGAACTCCCATTATTTTTTGAATTTAATCTTCCAGTATACACCACCACCAATGTAAGGTGACAATGCTCCACTTGTACCATCGGTTGTTCTATTTGCTGCACCAATACCTAAATGGAATATCTTATCTTGCTTTGTATTAATTAAAACACCCAATCCTAAATGAGATACAACATCTGCTTTATTAAATCCACCTTCCAAACCATAAAATACTTTGGTCTTTGGTAATTCTTTTACAATTGTTGTTTCTTTAATAGTTCTTTGTTTAACACTTGCGTTAAAAGTTCTACCAAATATTTTGTTTTGAGTAATAGTATCAATTAAAGATACAATTCCTAAACTATCTGGTAAATTTAATGTATCTTTGTAAATGTTCTTTGCAAAGAAATCTTTTAATAATGCTGCGGTATCAACGATTGTAGGAATAATTACTTCCTTCTCTACAATTGTTTCATGGTAAATATCTTCACCTTTTTTAGTTACTACTTTTGTTTTAACTATTTCAAATGTATCAATCTCATGTTTAATAAGTTCATACTTTTTACCATCAACTTTTACAATTTCACCTGTCGTTTTTTTGTTTCCACCACATTGTTGGAAAACTACTACTACAATTAATAATGCTATTGCAATGTTTTTTAAATTTAATAATTTTTTCATATTTTTTATTTTTTAATTAATTCTGGATGATTTAATTCAACCAATTTTTCTTCTAATAATCGTTTTCTTTCTATTAATAATTCAATGGCTTCAAATGCTCCATCAATGTCTTTTTTCAAATCTTCTTTTACTTTTTCAATATCTACTTGCCATTCCCACTTTTCAACTTTACCATCTTCGGTAATTATTTCCATTTGTTGTTTTATACCATCTAAGGCTTCAACCATTTTGTCTTTATAATCCCTTATATACGCAAGTTTATTATTTGTTATTTTATAATCTTCATAAAAAGGAAATGTTCCATCTGCTCTCAAATTCATTTCAAATTTGGCTAAACAAGTTGCACACATTCCAGTTTTACTAATTAACTTTTTATCTGCCCAACTATATGGAACCGTTTTACAATCTTCCTTAGAACAATGACTTAATTTATGTAAGAAATCTCTAACACTATCCATTTCAGTAACGACTGTCTTAAATCCCTTCTCTTGTCTCCATTCTTTACCATCACTATCCGTCCATGTTTCACCAACTTTTCTCTTTTGTTCGGTTTCTTTTTCATAACCAAAAACCTTTTGAGTGTTGTCCTCTCTACCAAATACCGTATCTATAATTAATTTACGGGTTTTGTGCATTCCTTTTGACTTTTCATCAAAACTTTTTCTTTTTGCCATACTAATGTTCCTTTTTGTAACTGTTTATTATTATAATATATATGAAATTAAGAGTAAAAAATGCCAAGTATTTGATTTAATGGTGCAAATGTACCTGTGAGTTTATATGTTTTACCATTATAAACAAATACTAATCCCTCATTTGCTACTATCTTTTCAATACCACCCAATTGATTTAATCTTTCTAATTCTGATTTTAATTTTTGTATTTGTGCAGGATTGCCACCATTTCTAACCTGTGATGCAACCGATACAAATTTTTGTTTTATTGCTCTAATTGCTTTCTCAGGGTGAACTGTTAATACACTACCAACAAATTCCAATACATCAGCTCCAACACCTAAAAATATTTCTTCAAATGGTTTAATATTATCTTTTTGTTGTTTTACAACATTTACTTTATCATGGTCAATTGCCCATTTTTGCAATTGTAAACTTGATATTGTATTTAATCTAAATCCTTTATCACCAAATGCCCATCTTCTAATTAATGCTTCTTTTGTAAGTTTATCAACCTTAATAGGTGCGTTTGATGTAATCCACCAATCCCACCAACTTTGATGATAGTCTGCAACATTATCCGAATCTTTTAATCCAAATTCTGATTGTAGTTTTTTAAGTTTTGATAAATACTTACCTTGCTTTGAACTCAAATCATCTGATTTTGGTATTGATGTTATTGGAGGGCCTTGTATTGTATATTTAGATTGAACGTCTGCGTTGACTTGCTTAATCATTCCTGCCAAAGTCCCCGCTGCTCCACCATC